AAAAGTACTCGGGTCATTCGTGTAACCAAAATCCATCCCATATGCAATCAATTCTGCTTCTTGTGGAATCTGGAGAACCTCAACATACTTAAAGATAGTGCTTCTGCTCGCAGCTCTTTCACCTAATCCGTATATCTGCCAATACTGTTCATCTGTATCTCTTAACCTTTCTATCTCATTTCTTATAGATGCTTCTATAAAAGGGTTATCCAGATAGGTTGTTTTAAAGAATACACAATCATCTCTAGTAATTAGTTTATCATATATCCAATGGTATTCATCCGATGGATTAAAGTCAAGTATTATTCTATCCTGTGTTCTAAACAACAACTGCTGCATATCTTCATAGTACAACTCATTCCCCTCGTTAACGAATAGCAAGTCCCTTTTCCGCCCTCTAATCTTTTGAGGTTGGTCTAAAGATATAAATTCAACTAGGTTACCAAAGAGATGATATTCAGAGTTAGACTTGTTATGGTACTGCTCACTATAACAATTATAGTTTTGTAGGATAGTCATAAAATCCCTCATCACTGTTGCCCTTAAGCTAGGAAACGATTTCCGGCAGATGGTTATAATCTTATTATTGTTTTGAGAACAATAGTTAAATATAATCCATAAAAGAATATTGTAAGTCTTACCAGATCTTGTTCCACCTTGTTCAACTACAATCTTTTTATCTGTATTAGCTAAATGCTTATAGACTATGTTAGTCTGTATCTTCGGTTTTATCAATTATCTCTATTTGAAAGTTAGTAGGCATACCATCTGCTCCGGTAATTTCTTGCCTTTCAATGTATCCTCTTTTCTTACCTTTAGTCTTTAAATAGAATATTGTAGCAGCAGTTGAGTTATCTGCTATCTGTTTATGTAATTGGCTTTCCGCAAAATCTAATGCTACGTTTTCAATATCTCGGACTTCTATTGCAAATGCTTCATCTTCTTTAAGCCATTTATAATATGTTGATCTGGGGATAGATGCTTTCTTACAAGCTACTGTGACCACACCTAAACTTTGCTCAAGTGCTTTTAATAGGCTTTCCTTTTTTATGTGTCTACTTTCGTTCATATTACATTGTTAGTGTTATTCCAAATTCTGAATTTTTTCTTTTTATTTTAGCAATCATACCGGGATACAGATTAATTAGTTTTTTAATACATTCTTTTTCCATATTTACTGTTCTGTAATCTTTACACCCACCATCTTCTTTATAATGGTAATTAGACCAATATAAATACTTTATCCCTAGAATACCACCTTTTTCTTTTATATGCCTCAAGCATAATTCATAATCTTCTTTAACCTTAAATTCTTCATTAAACATATATTCTTTGTCATTTACAATTCCCATAATAGAGCCTAGTGCATAAGTCTTAAACATAATTGGTTTATAACTATATGCAGACCTTGTGCTATTATCAGTTGTCACTCCCCAAATTTTATAATTTAATTGTTCGGTTAAATCAAAATACTTTGTAAATTCATCAATCCAAAAATCTTCATTTATTAATGATATATGATTAACATTCTTTTCATTTCTTTTTACAAATCCTAATTTTTTTATATCATCATCAAGCATAACCACTCTGGTTTCATCTGTGTTATTTAATATCCAATTTCTTGTTTTTGTTATTCCTTGTATTTCATTAGGTATTGCCACCACATTTTTTACTAAATCTTTATATTGATGATATTCACTTTTTGGCACAAAAAAAGTAGCTGTGTTTTTAAATATTTTATTTGTAGTGGTAATTCCGGCTCTCCCTTTACTTGGTACTGCTATTAACATCTTTTAATCTTTTTTTAAATTCATCCCAATATAACACTCTTTCTAAACTTACACTTTCAAATGCACTTCCTTTTTTATATCCCCCATTGCGAACCATTTTCAATTTTAATGTTTCCTTTAATTCTTCCCAATCAACAGAATTAGGTTCTGCCATAATTAGTATATATTCTTTTGGGGGTTCTAGTTGTACAGATTGCGGTAATTCAATATCATCATCTTCTTCTAAATCATCAATTTGTTGGTCTAATGATAATTCTAACCCCCATTCTTCAAGTAAATCAGTATCCCACTCGTTGGCTAGTATATCCCAATCCCATTCACCAAAGCCTACATTATCTTTTACAATAAACTCTTTTTCTTGTTGTTCGGTAAGATCATCAGCTTTTAAAATATAAACTTCTTTTAGTCCGGCTTCCTTACAAGCCTTTAATCTCATATTACCACCCAACACTACCATATCTTTATTTACTACAATAGGGCGCAGCTTAAGCATCTTTGGGAAGTCTTTAATTGACTTTACTAGCTTTTTAAACTTATTGTCTTTTATAAACCTTGGATTGCTTTCATTTGCTTTTACCTTGCTAATATTTACTAGTTCCATATATATAACGTATTTAATTTTTGTTTTTATTTAGCTTTAAGTTAAGTAGTCTTTCTCTTATTGCTTTTCTTTTTTTACCCTTTGGTAATTTGTCTAATAGTTGTTGTAGCTTTTGTATTAGTTTCTTGCTCATAATTCTGTTTTTAAGATGCACAATTTATCACTTCGTATTCATTCTTTGGTTTCTGCCACTCAAAAGATTTTAATATCAATGCTGCCCTTTCATCATATACTTGCATTTGCTTTTCATCCAGATCTCTATATAGTATTTCGTTTTCAGTTAATACCGCTGTCGCTTTTCTTTTAAAGTCTTCTAAATCCTTTATATTTTCTTTTAACTTTTTTAATTTATCTTCGTGTCTTTTATTCTTGCTTTTTGCATTATAGTATCTGCTTTTATATAATACATATTTATTTACCATATTTTCTAAACTTGGTAATTGTTGGTAATTTTCATCCGCACTTATATTAAAATAAGTTTCCAAATTATCAAAATATTCTTTTCTATATGGCTTATAAAATTTAAACATTTTGAGCGCGTGTATTGCTGTTGCGTGATCATATGTTTTTAGTTTGGGCTGTGTTCTCATAAAACTTGAAATAGCACTTGGTCCCAAATCAAACTTTTCCTTTAATAGGTAACAGAAAAAAGCTCTATGCTCTATCACATTTCTTACTCTTGTTTTTTCAAATATATCTATTCCACTAATCTGTATTAGTAAGTCACTTATTTCTTTTGGTGTTTTTAATACCGGAACTTCAATTTTAGTTTCTTCCATTGCTTTGTAGTTTTTGTATGTATAATGCTGCATCCATTAATTCTTCTTTAAGGTGCTGCAAAAAATCATCTTTGTTATTGTCTTGTAAAGTTGTTTTGTATTTATCTATACCCACACAGCTTCTTACATCAAACTCTCTTTTTAAGTCTTCAACTATTTTGTCTTTCATTCTGTTCTTAATTTTAAAAGGTGATAACACTCTGCATATTTTTGTCTTGCTTTACCTTTGTATTCTTGTTTAAATAATTCGTATAGCTTTCTAGTGTATTGGTATTTTGTAATGCAATCTGCAAAATGTTTTTCTGCAAACTTCTTACCCTTACCCTTAAAGTAGTTAACATTGTCTGCGGTGTCACCCTCTATCATTTGTGAGTAAAAATTATACCTAGCTTCTTCTTCTGTAATATCTAATACGATCTGGTGCTTATAGTGATAGTTGTACATCAAGCAAGGGAATTGTTTATAGTCTTTATCTATTGATACAATCATCACTTCATCCCTACCTAAATCATCACTAATCTGCTTCCAGTACCTTGCAACCATATCATCTGTTTCAACACCGTAACCCCATATGCTATCGTATTGCTCTTTTACAAATTGGTGCATCTCATTTAAAAGCGGAGGTAGTTCTTGCTTCTTTCTATTGTCTTTGTACTTCTTTGTTATAAGCTTTCTAAAATTACCCTTTGAACCACTAAAGCAAAGCACCTTATCAATGGTGTACTTTTCTTCCAGATCGTTTACAATTTTCATAAACTGTTGGTCAAATTTATTTCTAGCATCTACAATATTTGTATAGTACTTTTCATCCTCCGGAGTTTCTCTTTTACGATAGCAACTCGCAAAGATTAAACTATCCGCATCTACTAATAAAATCATATCTCTGTAAGTGTTTCCTTTATCATCTTTAGGTGCATCTTCTGCATCTTCTTTTGCTCTTTAGTAACCATTTTTATAATAGATGGTAAGTCTCTAAAAAGCTGGTCAGCATCCATTACAAGTGTTTTGTCTTCATCTACATTACCGTAACCTATTACAAGTTCACCATCAGAACAATGTAAGGTATGAGTTTCACCTACGTATGTATGATTG